GATGGACTCAATAATAAATGCAATGATGCATCCTATCACTAGAGGATAGAATACAAAGTTTGCAAATGACATGATGCCGATTAAGACTGACATAATTCTTCTAAAGAAAAGAGACTGTATAATGCTAGGTTATTTGATTCCATAAGATTGTCTGCTTCTGTATCCTCTTGTCGATTAACAATAGCAACCACTCGGTCAACTATATATCCAGCATCCCTTAGTTTTTGGACTGCCTTGATTGCCGAACCTCCTGTAGTAACTACATCCTCAAGGACTACAACCTTGCTACCCACTGGAGGTAGTGGTCCTTCTATCCATGCTTGAGTGCCATGACCCTTTGCTTCTTTCCTGACAATCAAACCATTGACTGTGCGTTCATCTAGTGCTGCTGCCATAGCAACACCACTTACTAATGGGTCAGCACCAAGAGTCAGTCCTCCTACTGCTGCTACATCATCCTCAAGAAACTCTAACATCATACAACTGACATAGAATAACCCTCTACAATGGAGGGTTACTGGTTTGCAGTTAACATAATGCTCACTCTTCTTACCTGATGATAGAGTATACTCACCTTTACGGTAAGCATTTTCTCTCAACATCTTTAGTAATTCTTCTCTCATAATGGGGGATACTCACTTTGTAATTTAACATCATCACGTAGGACTTCAAACTCTTTCATCAATCGTGCTACTTGTTTCCTATCAAGTCCTGCAAGTGCTTGACAGTTATCAAGACATTTATAAATGCATTCTCTATCAGAAATGGGTGGCTTCTTTGGCCACCCTTGAGCATCTACTTCACCACCAGCACTTGCCTCTAGGTGAGCATGGTCTTGTGTCTTAGAAGGATTTTTATAGTTGTGCTTGCTCATACTCTTGCTATAATATCTCCATCATCATCTTCATCCTCTTCCAACTCCTCAATACGATCCCTTAATGACTGACTAATATAACTGTCTGACTCCTTCACTCTCTGTTGAAACTCTTCATCTGGTATAAAATTTACTACAAGTAACTCATCCCCTTGCTCTACATCTTCCATCTCAGGATGAGGTTTTCTAGTTATGTATCGTGACTTCTCTTGCACCCTAAACTTTCCAGAGCCAAGCTCAGCGGCTGCTTGCCATCCTTGAGCAATCAATCTCAATGCCATAACAAGCAGCACCAAACTGCATAGTAGAAAGATACTAGCCGCCATCTATAGCACACCCAACCATGGATCCACCGACTGCACCCAATGGGATTGCCCACCAGCGATCCTTACCTCTTGATCCAAATCCTGCAAGTCCACCACCTAGTAGAGCACCAGCAACTGTTCCATCAGAGCAGTCATTAGTATCTACATCCTCATACACAGTAACATGTCTGCGATAGGTTGGTCTACTGTGACCTTCAGCAACAGGGTCAGTTTTACAAGGGACTTCAACAGTCTCCTTAAATGATTGTACGTAACCAGGATCATCTGATGTACCAGGAATATACTCTTCACGATACACACTCTTAAAGCATGTGCGTGAAGTAGAATATCCTGCTTGTGATTCCTGCTGTTGTGCCATCTTCCAATTCATATAATTGGTAGCACGACGATTCACACTACCATTGTCCCTATAGGCACGGTAGTTACTGTAGTCTCCTGCAATAGCAGGAGCAGTAATCATTGGTAGTAATAATAAAGACAGGAATTTCATTTAGTCTTCCTCAGCTAAGGATTGAAAATACGATAGTGTATTTCCTCCATCTTCTACAGGGGAAGCAGCGACTGCTTTCTCACGGAAGTCTGTAACTTCTTTACCCCAGTTGTCAGGTTTAACTTGCTCCTGACTTTCATCAACTACAACAGGTGCTGGACGAGTGCCAAGCACAAGACTTAACCTTGCCTGTAGTTGCTCATAAGCTTTGAAGTTTTTAGGTGCTTCAAACTCATTCAATGAGTATGCCTTCTTCCAGATATCCTCTAGTGCTTGGTCTTCTAAACCACCTAGGGTTGCTGGTGCTGCAAACTCTGACTTATCATAGTTCCAATATCCATCTACCTTTCTAATCTTCAACTTGAAATCTGCACCTTGCCATAGATTGAATGGGTCTAGTGGAGTTTCATCTGCAAATGCAGGTTGCATTGCTTCAACTAACTTGTCAAAGATTTTCTTACCATACTTATAAAGGAATACTTTTCCTTCATTCTCTGGATGCACAGGGTCACTCACAACATAGATGTTTGAGTAGTAAGATAACTTACGCTTCTGTGTCCTTGCAGTTGCTTTGTCTGCATCACGACCACTGTTCCACAACTCACGATTGAGCTCACTAACAGGGTCATCTTTACCTATTGTTGTCAGTGAATTCTCGATGTACCACTGACCGCCAGGACCCTTGAAAGAGTGTGACCAGATCTTTGCCCAAGGCATTTCCTCACCGTCTGGTGAAGGAAGGAATCTGATAACGGCATAACCGTTTCCTGACTTATCTAACTCAGGTTTCCATAGACGCTCATCGGCACCTGTGGTCTGAGGTTGATTGATTTTCTCTATCTCTCTTGTTAACTTCTCGAAAGTATTCCCTGCTTGGGATGCTTTCTTTAGAGATGCAAAAGACATGCTGGATTCTCCGTATTGAATGTGTGTGTTTGTTTGCCACTGTTTAATCGTAGCATACTATTTAGGCTGTGTCAACCCTCTCCAAACTCCCTAGTGTACGCTTTGTCAAGCGTCACAATCATGGCATCCATGCAGTCTGGAAGGCTCTTATAACCGAAGGCATTTACTAACATATTAATTCGATTCTTCATATCAGCAGCCTCTGGATCCTCTTGTGATGCCAGTGCTAACCGATGGTAAAATATTTTCTGCCTGTCTATAAGAGCCTTGCATTCTGCTATGTGCTCTTTCTTTTCTTCGGGTTCCATCTTAGGAAGTCTGCTAGATTGACTAGCAATATCCTGATAGGTTTGGAAAATCGTATGCAGATCCTCTTGAACCTGCTGCGACTCAAAGAATGTACTCTCTGTCATTTTAGATAGGTAGTACCCCTTTCGATGTTTTCTTTATGAAATTTTTCTGAGATGCTTCATGCCTTAGTCTTTCCTTCAAAGGTTTAGACAATAATTTAGGCACGGATTCCATTTCGATTTCATTCTCTTGGCAGAAGGTAATCACCGCTTCAATGTAACCAATCAAACCATTGGAAGTTTTAACCAACCTCTCTATCTCTACCGAGAATTTAGAGGGGGTCATAAATTTATCTTCTGGGTTGGCTTCTTGTTTAGGCATTACTTCTCCCAACAAATTCCTTGATATAGGATTTAAGTAATTGTAGATAGTCATCAAGATTGTATTTCTGAAAGACTTGAACAGACCCATCTTCAACCGTGATAAGTGTGACAATTTTCTTGACCTCAATACCTGTTAGTTCTAAAAACATAGCAGCATAGGCTGTCTCTTGCACATAGTAGTGCTCGATGTAGCTCTCCTGCTTTATCTTTGTCGAGGTTTTAAAATCGATAACTGCCAACTCACCATCAAACTCAGCAATACAATCTACTCGACCTGCGAGACCTAGGTAATGTGAATACAAAAAGGTCTCCAGACAATTGATGTTGTTTATGCGATTGAGAGTGGACTTTGCGGACTGAAACATTCTAACAGACAATGGATTATTTTCCAAGTATCTGTCGAGATCTAATTTATCTGTAAGATAGTCTTCAGTGATACTGTGAAATGCAGTACCTCTTTGCGTAGCTCTAGCAGTAATTCGATTGGCCTCGTCTTCACCTATTTTCTTTCTCCAACCTGCGAAGAAAGCAGCGTTCTTAAACGATGTGATTGAGGTAACACTCGGATAGTATTTATCAGCACCTGGAATTGGATAAAATCTTATCCCATTCTCATTAACTGGTTCAACATCCACAGGTTTAAGTGGCACATCAACAAAAGTAAAACTCATTTAAAAACCTAAATTAATTTTGGCAATTAGGTAAGACTTCACGAGACCAGATCTCACGATGTCATCAATACCGAATTCAATACAAGAGAAGTCTTGCATTGATTGGAGAATGGTAATGAAGTCTGAGATACCAGACTTCTCATTCTCTCTAGTAAGGTCTGTCTGGGTTACGTCACCACAGAACATTATCTTACTGTCTTCACCTATCCTAGTTACAATAGAGTCTAGCTCATGGAAATTCAAGTTGCTAAACTCATCCACTATAACAACAGCATTGTCTAGTGTTGTGCCTCTAATAAATGATGTAGACCAGAAGTCAATTGTTTCTTGTGCTCTAAGATTATCGTAAAGCATTTCAAAAGAATTGTCGTCTGGCATACTAAACATATATCTTACCATATTTTTGTATGGAATTTGATATAAGTATGACTTATCTTCATGATCTCCTGGAAGGAAACCGATTTCTCTAGTAGGAACTAGAGACCTTACAACATATATTTTATCATAACGTGAGGATTCGTCAAGTACTTCTTTCAATGCAAGGTATAACATGATAAAAGTTTTACCTGTACCAGCAGCACCATGAAGAAGAATATGTTTTCCTTCTTCATATGCTTTGAAAGCTGCCTTTTGATTATCCGTAAGTGGTTTAATGTCCACCATATAGGATCCATCAATAGGCTTCTTCCTCTTCATCATCTTCTTAGACATGGGTTGGATTGGTGGAGTGCCATTACCGTTACCGTTTGTTTTCTTTCTCGCTCTAGGCATATCTAAGTGTACCTCGATAGATTAGCACGTGGGTGTTCCTGTTGAACTTTACTCATAACTTCTTTGAATCCATCATCCATTTTAGGATTACCATAAGTGACACCACCTACACCAGCAGTCCAGTCCTTATCCCATTCAGGATTGTCTGTCCTCCACTGGTCGTACTCTTTCATAGTCATAGAGAGTTCTTTTTTCTCTTGAGTATTCTTATTTATTACTGGGTATGTTGGCATGTTAAAACTCCAATGCGGTTGAGGTAGCAGGGAATTGCTGCTTGAAGACATCTCTACATGCTTCAGCAATCACCATGTGCTCACGCTGTGTACCATGAGAAGACCTAAGATTTATATAATGAATCCAACTACGGACACTACCAGTCATGTATATCTTAGTGGGAGTAGAGAGTGGTAAGACAAATCTAGCACACTCCTTTGCTATACCAGCATGAAGCATACTCTTATATAGATCAATACTCTGATTAAAGTGTTGTCTTATCTCCTTATTAAATCTTTCTTGCACATCAGGGTCTACATCATCAACACTATTCTGTCTGTTCTTATCATCTTGACTACGCAACTCAGGTAAAGGTATGTCCTCTCTAATATACGAGACATCCTGATACCGTTGTGAAAATTCTTGAAAGGTAAATGACCTATGTCTAAGTATCTGTGCAGCAATTGCTCTAGTTGTTTCTATCTCCAGAGTCATGTGTGCTTGCTCAAAGATAGACCAGTGTCCATGCTTAATACAATACTTTAATAGTCCCTCTACCTTGGGGTTGTCCTGATTATTAGGGTTAGATACCCTAGCAATATAACCAATGGTTTTCTCTGCTTCAGGAGTGACAGAGACTAATGATACTTTACTCATACTTAATAATGATTCGAGACATAATCAAAAGTCCTAGGGACTGAAGAAATGTTATTGGTGGTAGACCAAACAAAGTTGGCATCAACCAATTCCATAGTAGTTTAATAGCGAATGGATAAATTGTCAAGGTGGATAAGAATCTAAGAAACTGTGTTGCAGATTCCATCCCTTCCTTATCCGTCTGCTCCTTCTTCTTTGCTATTATTTCTTTGGCTTTTTCGGCGGCTGTGGTGTTGATTCGTTCCATAGATTTGGTTTCACGGTACCTGCTGCTTGTTTAATAAACTGTAGTTTCTCCTTGTAGAGATCCCAATAGTAATCAAACACATCGGCTTGCTTTGTAGCAATCACAATGTCTTGGCAGAATTCATTATCTACATACCCGACAACGTATGCATGAGTAGGAAGAGTTTTATCTTCCACATCTTCTTGCTTACACTTGGGTCTGATTATCTTCATGAGCGACCACCCCATGTGATTGAAGGGAATGCTTCAGAGATAACCGCTTTAGTAATACGCTTATACTTTGTATTCATTTTCCCATCCTTCACTAGGGTCATTAACTCTGCTTCTTCAGCAGATAAACCTTCAAGTAACTGTACAAACATAGACTCTCTCTTCATGCCAGGCAATTTATCTGCCCCGCCTTTAAAGAATCTATACAGTCCTTTAAACTCATGCTCTAATCTTGTATGATCAGTGCCTACTGGTGCTTCGTTAGGTGTGTAAGGAACATCACCTTCAGGTAACATAGAAACAACACTGTCGTCGTAGTTAATAATCAATAACTGACGTAGAGCAGTGCTGTTATGCTTCTTAAGTAATGCTATCTTCTCTGATTTGGTCTTGGCATTAGATACCTTTCGCAATATCTCAGAGAGTAATAGTCTTGCAGAACTATTTGTTGTGGCCATTATGTAACTCCATAATTAATCATCATCTTCATCAGGTACGATTTCGTTTCTGATGTAAAGTAAGTCATCAGATACTATCATACCATCCTCGTCAAGCATCTCAGGATGGACAATTGATTTAGCATAAGCAGCGTTTTCGATAAAGTCTTCAACGTATCCCTTTGCTAACCAAGATGTTGTCACCCCTAGGATAAATGCTCCTATGACTACTAGGACAACGAGTGCGATTTCCATAGTAATCTCCATTGAGGGCAGAACTATTTAGAGGGTTTATAGAAGCCCCTTCTCAGAAAGATATCTTACTGACTCAGTGCATCCTCCAATATTATCTGACCCTAATTTAACTTGAGGAAAGGTTGAACCTTCTCCAAATTCTTGGTAGAATGATTTCCTATCAAAATTTTCATCTAATTTATACTCAACATAATTGTAACCTTTACCATCTAAAACCTGTTTGATTTTGGTGCAATAAGGACAACCAGTCCT